GCCGCAAGTTCCTTGAAAGAATCATCAATAAACGGTTCCAATTTTTCTTTAGCAACCTTATTAAGTATCTTAGTGATTGTTGTTTTATCACTAGACTTAGAACTAAGAAATTTATGAACAAGAGGTCCAAGATTAAGATAGACTGAATCGGTATCGACAGCGATGACATAATCAACATCTTCAGTTTGTAATAGATTATTTAGATAACCATTTACTTTATTCTCAATCCAACGAATAGAAACTTGTCCTGATAAAGTAATTGCTTCAGCATTGATAAGTTTATAATACCTAAAATATTTGTTACCGAGTGAACCATAAGCAGAATTAAGTTGAATCTTTCTTGCCATTTGGAAGTTATTCCATTTGGTAATTTCTTTTTCCAATTCTAGCGTGGGTTTTTTCTCATACTCTGCCTCTGCAGCAAGCATACGTTTTTTATAAACTTTACGATCAGCATACATTCTATCCATAATTTCTGGAAGAAATCCACGAAAATCTTTTCTATACTGTGCTCCATTTGGACAAACACAATTATTCCCATCAATTTCAATTTCTTCAGAAAGAATACGGTCTACCGTTGCATGTGGATGCCTCGATGGAAGTAGAGTTTCTGGTGAGATATTATATTGCATAATAATATGAGGGTACAGAGAGTTAAGGTCAAAATTAACTACCCACTCATAAAGACCTGGTTTAGGTTCTTTGACAAAAGCACCTGGAAAAGTTTCATTGGTATTTACTCTTTCGTGTGGAGGAATAACAATATTTCGTTTTCCAAGTTCAGTGTAGATAAGTTGATCCCACATACGAACTTGAGAGTAAACATCTGTATAATTTACTTTAGCATCATATGCAAGAGTTAACGCAAGGTCAATCAACTTCATCTTGTCTTCTAACTGATCAACAAGTTCTACGTCATGAATGTTATACGTAACAAACTTTTGCCAATCTTTTGTATAGAAGTCTCGGAATGTTGCAAACTCAGAATGATCAAGTTTCTTTTCACCAAGTTCAACTTCTGCGATATAATCTAATCGATATGTTGGTTGATTTTTATATGTAAATTTTTTATATAGATCCAAATAATCTAAAACACTCACACCAATAATATCGTATTTGATATAATTTCGTCCCATACTCTCGACTTCTTTTTCATAAACACGATTCCAGGGGGACAAAGATCTAGCATGTTTTTCAGAAAGAACTCTTTCAATTCTTCTGTAAATGTATGGAACGTCGAATAAATCTACATTCCATCCAGTAAGAATATCTGGAGTATTTTCAACCCACCAGTTAAGAAAGTCCTGAAGCATTTCAGTTTCTTTCCAAAACACTCTATACTCTACATCATCTCTATCATGTTCGTACTCACGTGTTCCCCATACAATGAATTTTTTAGTAGAAAAATCTTTAATGGTAAGACACAGAATTTCCTCTGAAGTTTCATTAACTGAAGGAAATCCATTCTCTGCCGTAGTCTCGATATCAAGAGTATAGATCCTAAGTAAAGACCTATCAAAAGGAACATCACCTTTAAAATTTTTATCCAAATACTGATATAAAAACTTTTCATTACCATAGATTTTAAAATTTTCTACTCCCTGATGATTAGTTATGAATTCTTTGGCATCTTTAATTCCACCAAATTCAAATTTTTGAAGATACTTTCCATCTAAAGTTTTGTACTCACTTTCTTTGGAAGTAACTGCATATAATACTGGACAAAAATGTTCTTTATACTGAACACGTTGTCCATTCTCATACCCAATATAAAATATTTTATCTCCACTCAAAAATACATTACTGTAAAATTTGTGGAGACTCTTCGTTGAGGAGTTGTTTTGATTCATCATCATCAAATTTAGGTAGATCAATATCAGGTTCGTCTGGATATACCAAACGATATTTAGATTTCACATTAGAATCTGGTTCCACTATAGTGCATATAGAATTAGAAAAAAGCAGTATAATTTCTTGATCAGAATGCTCTGGAAATTTCTTTAATGCAATACCTTTTCCCGATTTCACAACTTTTAATGGGTTTGCAAGAAATGCTTTTGGTTCAATAGGAAGTTCATAGATCCAAGTAATTATATAACTTCCATCACTCAGCAGGATCAGTTTCAGATTCATTTACAATCTCCGTAGTAGGTTGATCTTCAGAAATTTGTTCTGAAGCATGCTTTGCGACATAATCATTATTAATATTGTCATGTGGATCATATAGAGTTACTACCCAATCTGCTGGAATATAAAACTCTCTCTGTTTAGCGAGAGGTGCCCAATGAGTATAACTGACTTGAATTTTTACTCTTGGGTTTTCTTCATCTTCATCAGAATCAAGTTCATCTTCGTTTTCGTCAATTGGAGTTGTAGTAAGTTGCATTACATAAGGATTTCTTAAAAAATATGCAATGATGCTATTTGTCTCTTTGTCTTTGACTTCTTGTGCGTCTGATATAACGTCCTCTCCGGACTTAAGTAGCATAACTTTAACAGTCATAATGATAAATTTGTATCCTCTAAGTTTTTAATGTGTGTTGACAGTTTATCAAGGTATCCACGATTGCGTATCTCTTTGAACACTAGGTTCTCAAGTGCAAACTCTCCACCTTGTTGAATTGCAGATGCTCTCATATCACGAATTCTTTTCTGAAGTTTACGTAAAACGTCAGAATCATTTGCTTCGTTTTCTATGAGTTCATCAATCTTTTCTACCATAGCACGGACTTTACGAATTAGCAAGGGGTCAGACAGATCAACCTCTGTCCGTCTTGGTTCCAAAATCCATTGGTCATCAGAAATAGAATATACTCCTTGATTTGCAGGAAGTGGATCATTCTCATCCTGAGCATATAACTCTACTGGATGAGAATAAATCTTAATATCATGAATAAGTGCCCACAGTTTCTTTTTATCTCTCAAATAATCATCCAAAAGTTCTGGGCAGTCAGCAATCTGACTCTTGTCTACAACTAAATGAAGATCTAAATCGGAAAATCTAGTATAATTATAGTTAGCATTACCTCCAACTAAAATAATATCTTTGATTGCTTCCAATGGAATTTTGGCAAACTCTGCCCATTTGTATCCAATCTGCAATAATTTATCTCTAACTTCTGGTCTGATAGCATTTTCATCCCAGAATTTAATATTCAATTTATCATGATATCTTAGTGTCAATCTGAGAGACTGGAAGGTTTTCACTGTAGTATGGGCACTTTAATTTATTTATCCTTTTAGATAGTACAATTATTTGATTTCATATACTTTTAACTTCTGATGATCTGGAACAATCTTGTGAATATTAATTGTCAATAGTCCATTTTCAAAAGAAACTTCTCCAATTTCCTGATCGTCACAAAGATTAATCGTTCTAGTAAAAGTTCTTGTTGCTACTCCTCTATGAACATAATTCACATCAGAAGTATCATTGGATGATTTTGATTTAATTGTCAGCAAATTAGTTTGGGTAGTAACTTCAATATCATCTTTTGACCATCCTGCAAGAGCAATCTCAAATTTGACGTGCTCTTCATTAACTTTAATTTTATTATATGGAGGATAAGAATTTTGTGGAGTTCTTAATCCAGAAGAATGAAGTCTGTAAAATAAATCATCATACCCAACACTAGATCTTTTTAGTGTATTAAAAATAGCATCAAGATCTTTCGTCGTAAAATGCGAAATTCCAGTCATTTATATGCTCCTTGATAAGCGAGTTTGTATTTTGTGGTCCCCGAAGGCAACCAATTTATATATAATCAATTACAAAAAAACTGTTACAGTAAATACCGTAACAGTTGTAAGGGTTTCCGACTTTTGAAGAGACCGCACGAAAGTGTCTCAGTACTATTTATCATATATAATATACAAGAGTTAATATACAAATGAAAAAAGTATTTGCAACTTTTGGTATGATTCTGATGACATCCACTTCTGCAATGGCAGGTGGTCTTACAAGTAGATTATCGTCTAGTGTTCAGTTGACTGTAGATGGTCCAGTAGTATCTTCTACTAGATTAGGTTCTTCCTATTCAACTTCTGGGAGCAATGTTTCTGTAACGGCGTTAGGAGGTCTTTCGGGATCATCTGCTACTGGTCCTGCAACTATTAATGCAGGTACATATGGAATTGCAAATGATGGCGAAGCATATAGTTTCACAGAATCACAATTTGTTGGAGACACTGTAGTAACTGCAGATAGTCTTGGAGCAAATGGTCGTTTCTCTTCACCAACTCTATATTCAGACAATACCATCCAAGCAGGTGGAACTGCTAATTCTCTTGCAGGTACTATCGACACTGCTGGTGTGGTTAGCATCACTGCTGGTGGTCCTGGTACTACTGCTATAGGTCAATTTGTGAGTGAAATTACTGTATTTGAATAATGTTTAAAATACAAGAAGCAGTCTGTATCGGATTGGTTCTTGGTGTAATTCAAAGTTTGGTACAACCAGTACATTCTGTGCCAATTGTGCCAAACTTTACGCAAGGATCAATGACTAGTAGGACAGAAACTAAAACAAATATCACAGAAACCATCAATTCGATGGACTATAATACTGGATATCAATATTCAGTAACAGGAGTTAATGTAGATACAACAAGTGGAAACATCAATCTTCCCAAAACAGAAATAACAAATAGTATAGACGGAGTGACTTCGACATGGACTGGATTGCAAATAGGTTCGCAAAACTGGCAA